CTTCAAGTACAATTCTTTCGCTATCAAAAGTAAATGTTTCTGCTGCCGGTAATGTTAAATTATTAATTACTCGTGTAACTTTATTATTTAAAGAACTTCCATCAGGTATTAAATGCATGTCAAAATTTGCATCAGCTGAACCTGTATTACATACTAAAATGTTTGTAATTGCATAGCTCTTTCCTGCCGGTACGCCTTGACTGCTTGCTTGATCAATAATATCTAATGCAGTTGTCTTTAATTGTGCGTTTACTATTGCCATTTGTTTTCCTTAAAAAAGCATACTAAAAAGTAATGCTCTATTTTTACTTATTATTTCGTCTGTTTTGTTATCTTCATTTACAAAGTATAAACCAGAGCCTCCAGTACTTTCAGTTGTAGAATATAACTTAATTCCACTGTCAGGTGCAACTGCTGTAGGTAATCCAACATCATCATCGTACGGAGTTGCTGTAATTTCTAGTGCATCTTTCACTACAACACTTTGCGGGCCATTGGCACTTAAAATCAAATCTTTATTAGTGTCAGTAGTAGTAATTAAATTATCAATAATTTCAATACTGTTTAACGAAAGTCTGTTTGTATAAAAATTAGCTGTCTCTATTCCATCAACAGTTACTCTAATTCTGCTTTCGCCTAATCCGGCACCAACATCTAAAACTGCAACTTCTGAATCATTTTGTGCAATATTATCATCGTTGTATATTGACAATTCATAAGCAACATAATCTTGTACGCCTTTGGCATTCGGAATAAAGTCGTTATTTAAAATTACACCACTTCCTGAATCAGTTATTACTCCTGCAACATAATTGTAAACGTTTTCTTCGTAATCAACTGTACCAGCTACATTAATTGCACTGTTAGGAGTTGTTATGTACAACGGTCCTTCTGCATTAATGCTATTAACATTAAGTGGAAGAAATGCACCAGTTTCGTCTTCCAACCTAAATGCTCCATTGCCGCTGCTTCCGCCAGCAACATACGGACTTTGTTCATCAAATACTAATCTTGCTGTAGGTAAACTACCGCGATCTATTTCGATGCCAGCTTTATAGTCGAAGCTGGCACGTATTCCAGCACCAGCTTCTCCTTCGTTTAGTGTTAGTATGTTATCAGCAATAGTAGTAACAGTAGACTCTACAGTAGTTGTAGTGCCTCTAACTTCTAAGTCGCCAGTAATTACAACAACTCCTCTAGGAGTTATTGCGCCACTAGTAGTATCTAAGTAGATAGTTCCGGTATCACCGTTATCTACTATGATTCTATAGTCACCGTCTGTTACTCTTAATACCTTTGACATACTATTATCCTAAAATTAGATAGCTGTTAGAACAATATAATCGCTTGAACTATCGTTTTCTAATACCCATTTGTAACGGTTGCCGCTGAAGTCAGTAGCTACACGTTTAGTAATTTTTCTAATCGGAGTAGGTGCTGATCCATTACCATCTACATATCCATTGATGCGCATTTGGCCTTCTGCTGTTGGAACTGTAGCTTGTAATACACAAGTACCTAAGTCGCCATCTTGGTTAGCAACTACAAAAGTTTTTGCGCCGCGTTGCTTAACAATATAAGCAAAGTTTGTTGTTGTGTTATATGTTGCATCAGTGTATGCTTGATCAGTATATGCTTCTACGCGAATACCAGTTGCTGTGCTTAGTGGTGTACCAATAGCGTCTGTGCCAAGTACATCTTTCTTTAGTGGACGTCCCATTTGTTTCTCCTTATAAAACGTTCTAGGTCTACGCAGTGGGTCAGTTCTGCATAAGTCTATCATTTCGATAGCACGATTTACGACATAAGTATTTATCAAAGTTTACTCAAGTCATAAAAATAGGCCCCGAAGGGCCTATTTTAGTTTCAGTAATAAATTACTGGAATGATACGCTTGCGTAAGCAGTCATACCAACTTTAGCTAGGTAATCAGCAGCATTGCCAAGTGACGATGCTGTGTTGTTTAGCTCAACATAACCATAACGTGTCATGAATGATACGACTGGTTCGAATGTTGCTGGATCTAGTACAACACCTGAAGACATTAGCGGGATGTATGGGCAGTAGAATGCCGCTGCATCTGACTCGCTAGCACCTTTGTAACCGATAAGTACGTCAGCACTATCAGCAGCATATGTGTTAACATAAACTTTCATAGCGTTGTTCAATGTACCAACCATCTTAGTGTTAGTTGGAGCTTCGAATGTACCTTCAGTAGTACGAGCAAACGCTGAAGTAGTTGCAGATTGTAGGATTGTTAACGCGAATGGCGATACAACAGCCCAGTTACCTGCGCCACGACGTGTGCGCTGTGCAATCTTGTTTGCTTCACGGTTGATTAGAACAGCTAGTGCAGCATGCTCGTCACCAACGAAAGTAGCAGTACCAGAAACAGTAGATTGATCATACTGTGAACCAGCTGTACCAGCAAGAGTGCTTAGTGAACCAAGAACTTCTTGGTCGATTTCAGCAGTAATCTCTTGAGCAAGTGCTGCCATGATTTCTGCTTCAACGTCAATACCGTGCATTGACTGTGCATCCTGAGCAGCTTCAAAAGTCCAACGAGCTGATAGCTTGCGTGACTTAGCTTCTACAGTTTGCTTCAAGATCTGGATGCTTAGTTTATTACCAGCAGCACCTTCTAGTGCAGCAGTTGCGGCTGCTTTACCAGTTGAAGTGTTACCTGAATATGCTTCAGCAATCTTGAATGGGCTTAGTGCCTCTTCACCAGCTACGGCGCCTGATGCACCTGAGCCAGCTGTGTCGCTATAGCGAACACGTAGTGTGTGGATTTGACCCACTGGACCAGTCATAGGCTGAACACCAACTAACTCGTTAGCAATAACGGTTGGCATTACACGTCTAATGACAGGTAAAATAACTCTGTTAAGAGTTGCGACATTACCGGCTGATGTTGCACCTGCAGTTGCACTCTCTGAAAGATACTTGCGAGTATTTTCCAAAGTAGTTGCCATTACAGATTTCTTAGTGCCACTTAGGCCTTCGAGTAGTGCGCTTTTTGTATCAGACCAGCGGCTTTCTAGTAGTTCCGACATAGTTTTCTCCTTATTTTAAACCAGCTAAACGTCTAATGTCAACGACATTATCATCTTGCATTGAACTAACGTTAATTTGTGTATCTCTGTTGCCTGTGATTTCTTTTGCCTCTGATAAGACTGCCTTCTTTGCCGGAGTATGTCCATCAATAACTGATGGTAGGTACTTGTCAAAAGACTTTTGAAGTCTATCGGTTTGTACTGATTCCAGTAAATCTGTCATGATTTCTCTTTGACCTTTATTCAAAGGTGCTAAGAGTTCATTAAGTCTGTTCTTGCGTTCAGCAATAGCTGTTATACGCTTAATTTCGGCTTCTTTAGATTCTGCTAATACTTTTGCTTTAGTAGCAAATGCTTTAGCTTCAGCTAACTGCTTGTCTTTCATAGCAACAACTTGCATTAATTTTGCAGTTTCTGAATTTTCGTTCAGATGGCTTGTTGCATATTCTGAAGCAAATGCTTCGAACAATTTACGACCGAAATCGTTTCTACGTGCTTCTTCAATATCTTCTTTAAGCTGAGTCATTTCTCCCTTAAGAGTTGATTCAACAATAGCAGATACTTTAGCTGCACTCTTTGCGATAAAAGTTTGTTTAACTTCTGCAAATTTTGTTTTAGCTTCTTTAATAAGTTTTACCTTAGTTTCAGCTAAGTCTTTTTTGTCTTCGTGGAATTCTGCAATTTCTTTTGCAAGTGCATCGACGATGAAATTCTCAAGCATGCTAAACTTGCTAGCAATTGCCTTTTGATCTTCATGCAATTCAGAAACTTCTTTTGCTAGTGACTCAGTAACAAAGCGCTTCATTAGGTCTGCGTTTTCACGCATAGCTACTGCATACTTTGCTTTTGCTTCTGCTAGTTGTTTGCGATCTTCTGCAAACTCAGCAATTTCTTCTGCAAGACGCTCAGAAAGCATAGAGTCGATAGCTTCAACCATAGTTGACTTATCATGCTCATACTTCTTTGCAAATTCTTCACGTAACTCAGCAGTTACCTGCATTTTGTTTTCTTGAATCTTTGCATTCCATGCGCCTTCGATGTCTGCACGTACTTCTTCTGATACTACATCATTTTCGAAAAGTGTTTTAAGTGCTTCCAACATATTTTGTCTCCTTTTATTGGAGTCGACTGATTATATTAATCAGCGATTCTTTTAAGTACTTCTGTGCCTTAGTGTCGTGTTTTGTTGCCTGTGCTAATTCATATGCCTTATACCCTCCACGAGCATTCATAAGATGCTCATAGATTGGTGTAGGATATGCTCCAGGGGCGCTAGGCTGGGCCACGACGTCCACTGTGATAATTTCGAAGTCGCTAACGTT